TTTTTGTGGAAGATCTTGAAACCTGGTCTATTCAATTTGGACAAGATTCGGGTTGAAGATGAATCAGTTGCGATCAATGGAGTCCCTGGCGAATTGTACGTTGACGCTCTCAACTTTGCTTCGAGTGCGGGTTTTCCTTTGAATCGTGAGCACCCCGGAAATGGAAAGCGACGTTTCTTTGAGGGGGAAGAAGGAAAGCTCGTTGCAGGGGAACACATCCGCAAGAGACTGGACACTGTTTACGAGCAGCTTGATGATGGGATGATGCCTTTTTCTTGCTTTCAGGCTTCCCTTAAAGATGAGTTACGGCCCATCGAAAAGGTTCTCGCTGGGAAGACGAGAATGTTTGGTGCCAGCCCTGTTGATTTTGTGGTTGCATTTCGCCGGTTCTTTGTTCGTTTTTCGAGTGAATTCATGAAATCCCGCCTTGATTGTGAGCACGCAATTGGGATGGATGTTTTTTCCCTTGAACCGGATGTCATGCAGAAGCGGATGAAAGCTGTTGGTAAGAAGTGGATGGCGATGGATTATTCCTCGTTTGACAAGCGGATGAACGCATCGCTTCTTTGGGCCGTCTGGCGTGTGATTCGCGGCGTTTTTGTCGCTGCGGTCTGGTCGGAAGGTGACATCTTGAAGGCAGAGTGTTTGTTCAGTGTAATCGCACACCCTCGATATGTTGTGTACAACAGTGTTTACCAGATGTCGCAGACTCACCCGTCTGGAGATCCGATCACGAGTGTCATCAACAGCATCGCAAATTCCATCATTTTCCGGTATTGTTATCTTGAACTGGCAAGGGAACATGATAAGAGGTACTGGAATCTTCGATCGTTTGAGGCGAATGTATGCCTGTATTGTTATGGGGACGACAACATTGCTACGGTTAGTGATGTTGTTCCTTGGTTCAATCAGGTTAACATCGCTCGAAAGGCTGAGGAGCTTGACATGATTTTGACCCCTGCGAGTAAGGAGGGGGAACTTCTCGAATACATCTCATTCGATGAAGTCACCTTTCTCAAAAGGAGTTTCCGGTACTCCGGAGACCATGGTATGTTCGTCACGTGCCGCGGTGTCAAGGAGATCCTTGAAACGCTGAATTGGTACCGCAAGGGAAACGACCCAACTGAACAACTTCTTCAGAATGTGGAGATCATTACTTATGAGCTCCACTTCTGCGGACGCGAGACCTATGAAAATTGGGTACCGCGAATCGCTGTTGAACTCCAGAAAGTGGGGATTCATGAAATGTTGCTGTCGTATGATGAGCAACTGTGTGTGTGGATGTCGCTATAGAAAGGATGGTAGTGTTTGAAGTGTTGTACTTGCTGTATCTTTGGTACTTTGAGTTGAAGTGCTACCGGATTTCTGCGCAAATGTGAGAGCTGGGTAAAGCACGCGCGCATGCTTCTGAAACAACAGCCACCGAACGGCGTAACGCCATCATGGAACCTATTACAACTTATGAACTTGAACAAGAAAGAACTGCTTTATTCGCTGATACAGTTGATGCTAAAGTTGTCGGAGCCAGAGCTCGCGTGTCCAGTGTACCATATGATGTCTATAAGGCATCTTGGTGTGATGAACCTCGTGAAACTTTTGCAAGACAATTGGAACGACCCTCTCTTCTTGGCACCTTTAAATGGATTCATGGCGGGGCTGCTGGAAATGAATTGTTTTCGTACGAATTTCCAAAGAACCTTGTCCGATCGACTTTAAAGAAAGCTCGTTTGGACTACTTCGCATAT